AATAAAGATAATGTTTTGATACTGGTTCTAAACATATTATTTTATCTTGGTCTTATTCTACTAATATTATTATTATTATTATATACTTTTATATATTTATATAGTTTACTATTATATTTTAGGTTTCGTTATCCCTATCTCTTATGGTGTTATACCCACCGCATCCACTGCATTTTAATCCCATGGGATGGTATAATACTTTATCATTAAAGTCACAATCATTGCATTTTATTTTTGTTAATACACTTTGTTGAAGAGGATTTGATTCAATAAGTGTGTCCATTCTTCTTATTAGGACTTGCAATGCTTCGCCGTCCAACATAGTTTTTCTACATAGAGGACACGATATTCTATTATTTTTTAATAAATCTTCTAAACATTTTCCATGAATAACATGTCCACATGATAGTAATCTTACGGGTTCTTTTGATAAAAAAATACTTTCTAAACATATACAACAATCACCTTTTAATACGTCGACTACACACTTATGTGTATATTTCAAGCTACCAAGTATACAACCACCACACTTGTCGCAATGAAAATAATCTTCTTTTGTATATCCTAAACTACACATGCGACATATTTTACATTTGTCGCAGTGATATATTTCTGTAAAGTGACTATCTGAATACAGATGACATATGTCACAATAATATTTTGCGAACGGGATGTCTTTGTTATCGCATTTATCATTTTTGCATGAATTTGATACAGGTTGTCGCAAGTGGCATTTATTACAAACTATCTCTTCTACTTCATAACGATTCATAGTATGTGATTCAACTTGAGCGTCATGACAAAACCTGCATCCAAATTCATATCCACAACATTTTGCAATTATAGTGCATCTCGATTTATAATGTCCACACCATATCAAATTATTATCGATGCTATCATCATCTGATGATGGATATGAGTTTTGATGTAGTGTTGTAGTTGGAGTTGGAGTTGGAGTTGTCATGATTATTATGATTATTATGATTATTATGATTATTATGTAGATATATAACTTACTCTTATTCGTTTTATATATGTTCAATTTATATAATAAGTTCATGTGAGAAATGAGAGAAACATGATAAACTAATAAATAATTCAGTTTTATATTTATTATTCTACAAAATAATATTTTCGCTATATGGCGTGTTAGAAAATGGCGTGGATAATGACGAAGGAGTAATTATATCTTTTACGTATAGTATATTTTCAACTTCTTTATCACCTATATTTTTATTTATTTTTTCTTGTATTATACTTGTTCCGACCTCTATACCTGTTTTGTGTCGTAGTGTTTTATTATGAGAACGCAACTTTGCACTAGGTTCTATCATAATGGGTATGGTCTGCATATAAGTCTTCGCGCGTTTGTTCGTATTCTTTTTTGTCTTTCTTACATTTTTACGTTTAGAAACCAATGTGTCTTTTTGAATCTTTTCTATCTGATTAATAATCGCGTTCGATGTAATCGCCTTTGCTTCAAAAGCCAGTTTTGCCTCATTGATTATATCTTGATTCGTCTTTTTCGGTTTATTTTTTTCGATAAAAGGCTTATTTGCAGAGTTATTTTCAGGATTGTATCGAAGAAACCATTTATCGAACTCGCGAGTTTTGCGTTTATTTTTAAGACGCTTGAATTGCTCTGCTTTTTCGTTGCGAATATCTTCGATGGTTTTTTGTTTTCCGTAGCATGATACGCTAAACCTACGCAATATTCCGCGCAATTTTACACGATTTTTTTGCTGGATTTTGAACAAATACTCGCACATACATAAAATTCGTTTGGGGTTGAAATAAGGTCGATCAATATATAAAAATAATAAATAGAAACTGAGCATCGTGTCGATAGTTGCAATCCGATATATTTTATTGTCTACTTTAATAGTGTTGTAACTATGACATGCAAGGGGTCTAAAAAGATATACAACAGGTTGACTGCCGATTTTTATTTCATAATGCGTTGACAAGTATTCGGAGACGGATGGTTTTTTTTCGATACTTACGTCGCGAATATCAGCGGCTTCTAATTTTTCTTTAATTAGTTTTGCGGTTTTGTCAGGATTAAAAGACAACATATCAAAAACAGGATTTTCAGTCAAATATTCGCGCTCTTGGTTTTTTAAGTATCGCGAATAAAGCGAGAAAGCATATCCACCGATCATCACAAGTTTGTCTGATGAGGAGGCCATTGCCGCTACATTTTTTATAACATCTTGTATTTTATCTTTTTCGTGAAAGTATTGTTTATTATATGAACGCGCTGATAGTGACTTTGCAAATGAGTCGGGGTCACAATCAACTGCTTTTAAAGGGTAGTTTTTGTTCAATAAGTTGAGACGCTTGAGAACTTTTTCCCATCGTGTTATATCGCCACTTGGGCGCGACAACTCTAAATACATTGCCATCCGTAGAAAATTTGGTGGACTATATAAAATACCTTCTTTGTTTATCGCATTTTTTTTAAGACTACTAAATAACTTGCTGTCAATTTGTGTAATATCTGCGATTTGAAAGAAATTGACGAATACTTTATATGTGCCATAGTGAACACCGGCTTTTGCTTCAACGCTGGAAAAACCTTGCTTGAAATAAATATCGGCCAACTCTTTTGCATCGTTCATTGCATTGGGGGAAAAGAAATCATAATCGGGTATTTCAATATTGCGATTATAAAACTGGTCTTCTTTGGGGAGAATATTATTAATCGCGGTGCCGCCGTAACATACAAGTTTCTTGTCGTGAATAAATTTTTCAAGAACGTCTATAATATTTTTCATAATTGGATTTTGTGCAATACGCTCGCCGCGTTTTTTCGCTTCGACATCCATGGCATTTTTTAATAATTCTAATTCGCGGTTTTCATAATAAATCGTATTTAATAAAATATCTGTCCCATTATTCATGTTATTTGATTGTGATTTTGATTGTGATTTTGATTGTGATTTTATTTATTAAATTTACTTTATTTTATTGGATGTTATAATTATATTACCTTGAGATAATATATTGAGATAATATATTGAGATAATATATTGAGATAATATATTGAGATAGTTTTTATAAAAATATTATAATAATAGATGGAAATATCATCAAAAAAAATAATAACAGAAGAAGTAGAAGCAAAAAGAAATCCAGGTGATTTTTTTGAAAGTTTACGTAATGCTAATGTTACACCTTTACCAGAAAGCGTATTTATAAAAAATGATGATACACAGGATAAATATACTTTTGAACCGGTAACTTCAACTCCTAGAAAAAAAATGACATCTAGGTCAACTATATTTGAACCTGTTTTATCTCCCGTTAAAGAAGTAGATGAAACAGATGAAACAGATGAAACAGATGAAACAGATGTAATATCAAAACTATATCATCATAAAGGTGGTTCACGTGATTATAAAATAGAAAATGATAAATATTTATTTATTGTTATTTTATTTATGCATGGAGGCTATGCTATTGATAATACTAAAACACCTGTTACGTCAATTACAAGAAAAAATGCGCCACTAATAGACCCAAGAAATAAATTTGACGGATATGAGTCGTTAACAATTTGCGGAGCTGCTCCTGCATCTCAAATAAATACAGGTATACCTAGTTTAATAAATGGTGTGTATCACCCTGTTGTCATGGAAAATTTACATAGATTTTCATTGTTACTTACGGAGAAAATATCTTCAGTAGAGGTTACGGCATCAGCACCATCACCATCACCAGCACCATCACCATCGCCCAAATCACATAGTTCTAGATTTAGTCATATACATAGGCGTGCTAAATCTGTGTCTAAATTTAAAAAAGGTGGTGGTGGTAAGAAACATGTAAAAAGTAAACCTACAACAGATACAGATACACCTGCAATTACCTTAGTTAGTTCAATACCGAAATCAACTACCCGTTCAAAGTTTCCAAAAATAGTAAGTTCAATTCAAAAAGTAAGTCATGGTATAAAACGTAGATTATTTTCACTTGTAAAAGGTTGTGTTAAAATAGTAATGGATAACTTTAAAGTTGACTATGCGGTTTTAGATGTAAGTCATGAAAGATATAATATTATACAAACAAAAGTTGTTAATGCTATTATTTGTATGAGTCAACAAGGAGCTCTAAAAATAAATGATGACTTGTTTGACGCATTTTCATATGCTTTATTTTGGGGTTTACGTCGACACGACCAGGGATATTTTTTTGAAAATTGTAGATATGCAATTTCACAAGCAGTTCCTGGTTCAGATTCATGTATAAAACGTCAGTATGCATTGGCGAATGCTTATGAAAGGTTTCCTTGTATAAGAACTATTGTAAAAGGAGGTCATTATAATGCAAATCATGTTGAAAAAACATATTCATATCATCCTGTAAACGATGCTGGTGTTCCATTAGGCGTAAGAGTATATAGATATACTATGGTTTCAAGTAAAAATGACGAAGGAGAAATATCTATAACTTCTGAAACACGTTTTATTGATATTGAACTAGATGAAATTTTTGCTGGTAAATCACCAGATCCTATGTTAGGAGGACAATATGGTATAACGTTAAGTGAAATTTCTTTATTCATTTCATCTAAAATAGATGAAGTATACTTTGAAGGGATTCATAAAAAAAAACGCGTCTCTATAATAGACATTAGTTGTTCTAGTTTTTTTGATACTCAATCTAGTGTTCCTCTGATACCGAAAGATATTGGAATAGGAGGAAGAAAGAAACGTAGCATACGAAACAATACAAGGCGTAGAAACGAGAGAAACGAGAGAAACGAGATAAATGAGAGAAATGAGAGAAATGAGAGAAGTAAAATAAAAATAAGAAATAGAATAACTCAAACAAGAAGAAGTAGACGAACTAGGAGAAAAAATAGGAGAAAAATAAAAGAATACTAAGTTATAATAAATTATAATAAGTTATAATAAGTTATACTAAGTTAAAATATATGTTGTATAACTATTGTCAGTAGTAAACAATAGTTATATAATTATGTATACTTACTTACCTATACTGACCTATACTACATATCAAGTTGCAAATCCCCTATATTTATAGTATTTTTACTGCTAAATAAAAGAGCATTATCAATCGGCTTAGGTGCTGGCACTTCAACAGGAACATATAACAACTCAGCAGGCTTAGGAACGAATGCACATTTGCTATCATCAAAGAATTTATTGTAAGAAATGAGATTCTGGTCAGTATTCTGAAAGTTCATTGCAATAAACTGGCACCCCAGTAATCTAGGCACAACATATATATAGTTTGTATTATTTTCATTCAAATCCGGCAAAACTATTGTCATATTTTGGCGATTATAGTTTATAACATCATTCGGGGCATTCGTATTCTTAATTTCTGTAAAACGTTTTTCGTGAATAAAAACGGAATTTGTTGTGATGTTTGTAAGTTCCCACATAGTTGCAGACTGATATAAAATTTGCATACCATTATTGTTATTACTTTTCTCGACCATAATAACTACTTTTCCATTCACATCATCGACTAAATCTTTAATAGGGGTTTTCGTCATATTTTTACCATTTGCTTCACGCATATATTTAATCGGTAATAATTTAGATTCAAATGTTTGTGCAATGAGTGCGGCGAGTTGATTGACTACATTCACATTATTTGTTTTTAGACGAAAATGTAGAAACAAAGGGTCGGTTGGATTTGGACAAAAACGTTGAGGTTCATTGGTCGAACCAGCAACTAAACTTGGTAATGTATTCCCATTAAATGCATAATTATTAATCGCATCCAATACATCGGATACAGATAAAAAGTTATAGCTTTGTTTCACACCAACTTGATCAATAGATGATACTGCGACAACGGGTATATTATTCAAACAATAAATTTCGAAATCAAGGCAACGACAACCTTGTGCGATCACATTATAAAGTGCACACATCGAAACATAGTCATTTTTAAAGTCACCTGATGCACAGCAGTTGTAGGCGGTTTTTATATAAAAATCGCGCATATTTTTGCCAACATAGTTAGGCAATGATAATTTATTACTTAGAGAACTAATTTGTGTTGGGTTTGGATTGTCCTGAGATATGACAGAGCAATTAACACTACCAAGATTTAATTTTGCGGTAATATATGTAATAACCCAGAGTAAAATAACAATGACAAATGATATGCCAAACCAGTGGATTGCAACAGGAGACTTATTGATATTTTTAATATCTGAAAGCTTTAAGTTTTTTAATGACTCTTTTACTTGTTGTAACTTTTGAGACACTTTTTGTGCTGCACTGGATGCAGATGGTGCAGATGGTGCAGATGATTCAGATGACATTGATAATATTGATTAATAGTAGTTTTATGGTTATTATGCGTTGTATATGTTCTATGTGTTATATAATATATATTTACTATATATTTACTATATGTTTACTATATATTTACTATATATTTACTATATAATTATAACTATAATATATATTAAATATATTAAATATATATTATATAAATGACTGGCGGATTGCTAAATCTTGTATCTTATGGAAATCAAAACGTTATATTAAATGGAAACCCTACAAAAACATTCTTTAAGTCAACGTATTCTAAGTATACAAATTTTGGAATGCAGAAATTTCGAATTGATTTTGATGGGCAGAGGAAATTGCGGTTGTCAGAAGAATCCAAATTCACATTCTATATTCCACGATATGCGGACTTATTGATGGACACATATCTGGTTGTAACATTGCCAACGATATGGAGCCCAATATGGCCACCGAGTAACTGCTCCGAAAATTGGGCACCCTATGAATTCAAGTGGATTGAAAATTTAGGGACACAAATGATTAAAGAGGTTGTTATATCTGTTGGTGGACAAATATTGCAAGTATTAACAGGCAAATATTTACTCGCACTTGTCCAGCGTGATTTTTCTGATGATAAGAAAAACTTATATGACCAAATGTCAGGGAACGTGCCTGAATTAAATGATCCAGGAAATTCCGGAAGTCGTGTGAATACATATCCTAACGCGTATTATACTACGCTCTCGCAAGGCGCTGAGCCCTCCATAAGAAGCCGCAAATTATATATTCCTATAAATGCATGGTTTACGCTGACCAGCAAAATGGCATTCCCATTGACTGCATTGCAATATAATCAGCTAAAGATAGATGTTGTGTTGCGACCGATTCAAGACCTTTATACGATACGAGATGTTATGGATGTTGCAAATAATTACCCCAGTGTTAGACCTAACTACTCTAAAGATTATATGCAATTGTAGACTCCACCGAGTGTATCACTAGATAAAGGAACATATAATAATCCATCGCAAGCAGATTGGAATGCGGATATACATTTGATAAGCACTTATGGATTTTTATCAAACGAAGAGGCGAATTTATTTGCGCGGAATGAACAAAAATACTTAATCAAGTCCGCATATGAGTGGAATTTCGAGAACGTAACAGGAACACAGCGTGTATGGCTAGAAAATACGATAGGTATGGTAAGTAGTTGGATGTTCTATTTTCAGCGGAGCGATATTAATCTGCGCAACCAGTGGAGCAACTATACGAACTGGCCGTATAATTATTTGCCGTCTGATGTAATACCCGCACCAGCATCACTTGCAGAAGCGGCAGCAGACTATGTAGGAATAACTTCATTTGGATGTGGTTTACCACCATATAGTGCTGGTTTTGCACCAGGATATAATCCAGTAACTAGTGGACTAAATGGGTATTTCATCACACAACCATTTAATGTCGAAAATCAGCGTGATATATTGATGAACATGTCGATTCTTTTGGATGGAAAATATCGCGAGACGACACTTGATGCAGGTGTATACAACTACATTGAAAAATATGTGCGGACAAAAGGGAATGGACCCGATGGTCTATATTGTTACAATTTTTGCATTGATACTAACCCTTTTAACACACAGCCATCAGGTGCGCTAAATACAAGCAAGTTTTCAAATGTACAATTTGAGTTTACTACATATTATCCGAAAAATAATCCGGATGCGCAGTTTTTGACAATTTGTGATACCGCGGTTGACCCTGTTACAAATACGCCGATACCCATTGGTGTGAATAAACCGATATGGCGCATTTACGAATATAACTACAATTTGGTAATTTTAGAAGAGCGTTTCAATGTTGTTACATTCATGTCTGGAAATGCGGGTCTCATGTATGCGAGGTAAATTTGTAAAACCTCATCAATAAAACCTCAAAAAATTATACAAGCGATGTATTTAGTTGCTGTGATACGTGCACAAATGTTGTGCAAAGTGGCATATGTTTTATACACGACGCATTAATATAAGTGCATGTGCTTCGTAGCCCTCCCAGAAAATCAAGAATAGTATTTTCAAGAGGCCCACGATAGGGGACGCGAACAAGACGACCTTCTGATGCGCGATAGTCATTCATACCTCCATAGTGTTTTTTCATAGCATGTGATGAACTCATGCCATAGAATATTTTAGACTGAGAGCCGTCAGGATTTGTAACAAGTTCGCCTGGATTCTCGTCGTGCCCGGAGAATGCACCACCGACCATGACAAAATCGGCGCCTCCACCGAATGCTTTTGCCATATCACCAGGACATGTTATTCCGCCATCGCTTATAATATGTCCACCAACACCAGGAGCTGCATCAGCACATTCTATGACTGCGGATAATTGAGGCATACCTACACCTGTTTTCATTCGGGTCAAACATGCACTACCCGAACCAATACCGACTTTAACAACATCTACACCACCATTAAGGATAAGTTCCTCAACTATTTCGCGCGTGACAACATTTCCTGCGACGATAATTTTGTCAGGGTATGCTTCGCGAACCCTTCTGCAAAAATCAACAAGAGCTTTGATATATCCGTTTGCGATATCGATACATATCCAGTTACACTCCACTTGTGCCATAATTCTCTGCAGGCGCTGAAAGTCGTGCTCTTGTATACCAGTAGATACCATGAAATAGTCCGGATTAAATACGATGTCATTTTGGGTTTGATAGTCTATGAAATCTTGAACATCGTAGAATTTATGAAAAGCAGTTACTATCTTGAATTTTGATAATACTTTATACACATCAAAACACCCAATCGTATCCATATTTGCGGCTACTATAGGAATACCTTCCCATGTTTTTTGAGAAGTGCAGTTTTTAAAACGAAAAACGCGATTTAGATTGACATCGGATCGACTATTAATAGTTGAACGTTTTGGGCGAATGAGAACATTATGGAAATCAAGCTTGATACCTTCTTCGATTTTTGGCATGATAGTATTGGTGGCTCTGGATACAATACTATATTTTATATAGTAAACTTTAAATATGTTTATAATATGTTGTTTGTCTCATTTTCTTTTCGGTCGGTGTAATTCATTGATTCATAAATATTATAACCTTTAGGTTCAATAATATAAAATGTTATAATATATATATTATTTATACATATTATATTATATTATATGTCAGTAACATATTTTAATACATCAAATATTGAAAAACTAACAAAAAAAAATAGAAAAAAGAATAAAAAAGAAAAAGGCGAAAAAGAAGAAAAA